TTTAAAAAAGGCGTTTCTGGAAATCCAAATGGCAGACCGAAAGGGGCAAAAAATAAAATAAACAAGGACATCAAGAATCTAATTCTAAATGCCGCTTTCGATAAAAGGATGGGAGGTTTAGAAGGACTTGTTAAGTTTGCGATAAAAAACGATAGAAACAAAGCCCTATTCTATGGCTGGCTTTTCAAGATGTTGCCTTCAAATGTAGGAATCTCAGGAGATGGCGAAGGTAGCCCGATAATTATTAAATATGTGCCACATAAGGACTTAGAAATTGAATCAAAAAAAAATGATAGAAAGAAAAGTTGAAGTTACTTCTGTTTATGAAAATATGGAAAAAATTAAAACTCCAATTATACTAAATGTTGGAGGCTCAAGGTCATCAAAATCATATTCAATAGCACAAATGATTATAAAGAAAATAACTGAAGAAGAAAATAAAACAATAGGTATTTGCAGGAAAACCTTTCCTGCTTTAAGAATGACTGTTTATGATTTGATGATAAGATTATTAAAGGATTATGGATTATATAATAGGGGTAAACACAATAAAACAGAACATTCATTTGAATACGGCTCAAATAAAATATGGTTTTTTTCAATTGAAGATGTTGAACGGATAAAAAGCAGTGAATTTAATTATATTTGGATGGAAGAATGTTCTGAATTTTCATATAACGAATTTATAATATTAAAATTAAGACTATCAGGTCAAGTTTTAAAAGGAGAAACAAATCAGATGTTTTTATCTTGTAATCCAGTAAATATAAATTCTTGGATTGCGGAAAAATTAACGAAAAGGATGACTTTCTAAATGGATAAAAAAGAAATAAATAAGAGATATAGAGAAAAACATAGAGAAGAAATAAGACGGCGGGATAAGGAGTATTACGCAAATCATAAAGAGAAAATAAAAGAGAAGGCCTTATTAAATAGAGACAAAATTTTAAAAAAAAATAGAGAATGGTATAAAAAGAATAAGGATAAAGTTAAAGCTTATTGCGAAGAACATAGGGAAGAAAGAACAGAATATATGAGAGGCTGGAGAAATAGAAATAGAGAAAAAATACATGAGTATAATACAAGTCCAAGCAGAAAGAAATATAGAAGAGAATGGGAAAGAAAAAATCGAATTAAAATTAGATATGAAGTCTTGAAACACTATTCAAGTTTAGATTATCCCATTTGTAATGCCTGCGGGATTGATGATATTGATGTTTTATGTATAGATCATATTAAGGGCGGTGGAAAAGAAGAAAGAAAACAATGGGGTAATGGATCAATTTTTTATAAAAAATTAAAAAAAGAAGGATTCCCTCCCGGTTATCAAGTTCTTTGTTGGAATTGTAATCATAAAAAATTAATCAAAGAGGGGACTTAAAAGATTGTCTAAAATAATAAAAACAGCAAATCCAGAGGTTACTATAATACATAGCACATACAAAGACAATCCTTTTCTTAATGAGACTTATATTAATAGTCTTGAAAGCCTCAAAGACCAGGATGAATCCTATTATCGGGTCTATACGCTCGGACAGTATGCGGAGCTCACGGGTTTTGTTCATAAAATTATTGAGATTGATGAGTTTCCAGAACAGCAAGAAGTTATTTACGGCTTGGACTTCGGGTTCATTAATCCGAGTGCATTGCTTCAGATTGATATCCATTTGGAAGAGATGGCTTTATACTTCATTGAGCTTCTCTATGAGACTGGGCTCACGAATGTACAGCTTATTGGGAGGCTTGAAGATTTAATACCAGAAAAGTATAGAGGGCGTGAAATATATGCGGACTCGGCAGAGCCAGCAAGGATTGAGGAGATTTATCGCAATGGCTTCAATATTTTTGCTTCAGACAAATCAGTGAAGGATGGCATTGATTTTCTGAACAGGTTTAAGCTCTACACCCACAAAGACAACGTGAATTTCAATGATGAGATGAGAGGTTATAAACGCAAGGTGGATAAAAATGGTAAAACACTTGAGGAGCCCGTTAAGTTTAATGACCATTTTCCGAACGCCGCACGCTATGCAGTCTATACTCATTTGAAGGAAAGATTGTTTGATAAAGAGACAACCTGGATGTATTATAAGGGGAAGGTTATGGAAGAGAAAAAAGAAGGCGATGAGCCTGTATCTGAGAAAGAGCTTGTGGAACAATCCCAAAGACTCATAGAAAAATACGGAAGGGTTCAGCTCGGAGTGCTGGCAAAAATATTATCAGTAGATGAGGGCTGGTTGAGGCAGGCACTGCTTGGAGTAGGGTTTGTGGAGCATGAGAAGAACAGGTTTATTTATGGCAAGAATTTCAAGCGTCCTGTGGAAGCGAAGAAAACCGAGCCAGGGGAAGAGGAGAAGAAGGAAGAGTTTGACGATTGGGTAGTTTTGTGAAGAAAGACAAAATGGATAATAGAATAACAAAAATTGGAGAAAAGTTACATCAAATGTATATCGTAACTGTTGAAATGCAGAAAGAATATAAAATTGTGATAGGAGAAGATGAATCTAAAGCTGAGGAAATGTTAAAAGCAATCTTAAAAAATGAGGAAAACCTTATTATAGGTTCTCCTAAAATAATAGATATTGAAAAAACGCAAATTGCTATCACAAAACCAATGTAAAAGGGAATAAATAATGACTGAAGCAACAAAAGAAGAACTTAGCGAATGGGTTGTGAAGCCCGAAGTATCTCAGACATTTGTGAAGACTACAAAGGGAATCTATCCGCTATCAACTTTACAGAAGGCAGAAAAAAAGAAGCCCAAGAGCAAGCAGATAAAAGAGCCAGAATATCTTGCACAGCATGATCTTGTGCCATTGCCATTCGAGGCATCAAGCCTGCTGAAGCTAAAGGACAACTGCCCATATTTCGATGCCTGCATAAAACAGATAGCAAAAGATGTAGTGGGTCAGGGCTGGATGATAGCCCTGCGTGAAGGTAAAAATGAGAACAAGAAGGAAAAGGAAAAGATTGAGGCGTTCATTGCGGAATCTGGGGGCGATAGAGATGAGACCTTTGAGCAGACGATTGAAAGGGCAATAATCGATTGGAGTCTAATCGGCTGGTGGGGCTGGGAAGTTTCAAGGGATGAGAGCTCAAAAGAGGTTAATGGGTTCTGGCATGTTCCAGCCCAGACAATCAGGGTTCACACGTCCCATGATAAATATTGTCAAATAAGGGGGCAGAATAAAGTATGGTTCAAGCGCTTCGGATTGGAAGAGAATATCGACATCAAGAGTGGGGAAAAACGGGAAGAAGGCAATAAAGCAAATGAGTTAATATTCTATAGAAACTACTATCCACAGTCGGACTATTATGGAGCTCCTAATATCCTATCATCCGTCGGTTCTGTTTATGGCTTGATCGGCATTAGAGATTACAATCTATCGTTCTTCGAGAATTATGGAATACCAACAGCATTGATAATTCTTCGAGGCAGATGGAAAAAGACATCGGCCAAGCAGATATCTGATTTCCTGAATGTTGAAATAAAGGGCTCTGATAATGCACACAAGACTATGCTGATTCATCCTCACAAAGATAGTGAGATTGAAATCAAGGAACTTGGCGTAAATGTGAAAGAGGGTGCTTTCAATCTCTACAGCAAAAGCCTGAGGGATGACGTGCTGGTTGTCTACAAGATGCCTCCGTATCGCATAGGCATAGCAGAAGTGGGAAAATTGGGAGGCACGACCGCACCAGAATCCACAAGGATATATGCACATTCCGTTATAAAGCCACTTGAGAAGACTGTTGAATACCTGATAACTGAGAAGTTGATAAAAGAAGGACTGAATTGCGAGAGTTATCGGTTTGAGCTGAATGAACTAGATCTTCGGGATGAGGACGCAGAAATAAAAAAGTATAAGGAGCTGTTCGCTATGGGAGCCATGACTCCAAACCAGATAATCGAGCGACTGAACTTGGGCGAAACATATGAGGCAGGCAATCAGTATTATGTCAGTTCTGCCTTTCTGCCTGTAGGCGAGGAGGCTGTAGAGAAAAGAGAAAGAGCTTTATTCTCCGAGCTTGAAGAGCTGAAAGCAAAGGTGGATGAGGCTTTGGAAAAGGAGAAATAATGGCTGAATATTATCATTGTCCATTTTGTCCACGAGGATATTTAATATTAGAATATCTTTATGATACTACTAAAAAGAAACATTTTTATAAAGGAATTTGTGACCAATGTGGTATTGAATTTAACATATTTTCTCGAAGAAGACTTGTAGATGAGAAGGGGAAATAATGGCTGAATTGAATGTGATTGTTAAATACAACAAATTATTTGATAACCCGATAATAAAATTAATTCATGTTCCTCATGGAATATGCTTTGGCTATTATCTGACTATAAATTTATGGTTATTAAAAATTGGAATTCATGTGTATCCAATTCAAGGATTTAAGCCAAGGATTTTCTTTTACTTAAAAGAATTATAAAAGGAGGTATAAATGCCAATTTTAATTTATCTTAAACAATCAAATGTGCCTTTAGCTATCAAGCTAAATATGCAACAAGTGCAGAAAGATGTCAAAAAAGGAGAATTCGTTGGAGGTAAGATTCTCCTAGTTAAAACCATCACTGATAGAGCTGTGGCAATTCCAATCGATAATATCGCATATATCCAGGAAATTACCGATGAAGACGTGAAGAAGCATGAGGAGGAAATAAAGCGGCGACATGAGGCAAGTCGAATCACAAAGCCAACTATGGTTATACCGAACCTGAAGAAAAGAAGAAACTGAAAAAGGAGATAGTTTAAAATATGAGTAAATTTACAGAGAGCCTGAGCGAGGTAGAGATTAATTTTGGGCCAAGTCCCCATCAAGATTTTAGTTTTAAGGTTGACGGCAAAGAGCTAAAAGGCGTAAGAAATGTTGAAATTGTAAGTGGCGTTTCGGTAGGAGTTCCTATTATTCAAGTTGAATTATATGCCAAAAGAATTAAAGGAAAAGTAAAAGGCAAGGTAGAGGTAAAGCAGGTTAAATGAAAACTAAAGCATTGATAGAAATTAGAAAGGCAATGAGTTTCACCCTGGAGAAGCTCGGACGGAAGTCAAAGACATCGAAAGAGATGCGCAGATTAAGGACGTTGAACGAGCGGAAGCTACGTCCGAAGGTGAATGAATGGATGGAGCTAATAGTTAAGAACATTCAACGTGGTCTGCCGAAACTCAAATCGAAGAATATTAAAAACCTTGCCGATTGGAAGGCGATAAAGGAGCAGGGTATTCTGATTCTGAAGCCAATGATTCTAGCGATACTTGGTGAAGGCGGTAAGGCGGTAGTCGAGCGGAAGGTATTAAAGCAAGATAGGTTCGATGTGATAGGAGAAGAGGCAATTAAGTGGTCTGAGAAGCATACGGCTGAACTAGTGACAGCGGTTACGATAGAGACTCAAAAGGCAATAAAAGCATTTATAATTGATGGTATAAAGAAAGGCAAATCGATTCCAGCAATATCGAGAGAGCTCAGACCTCTGGTTGGGCTTACGGAAAAGCAGATATTCGCAGTAGCAAACTATGAAGAGTGGCTGATTGTGAATCGGCCTGAATATTCTATGAAAGTCATTCGAGAGATGGCTGAAGTTAAGGCAAGGCAGCTGCATCGATTTCGGGCTCAATTAATAGCAAAAACCGAAACCCGTCGAGCCCTTAATGAGGGAGTTTTTCAGGGTTACGAGCAAATGGGAGTAAAGAAATTGGAAGGTGTGTCGAGCCCAGATTCCTGCGAGTGGTGCATAGCAAATATAAACGGTCAGGTAGTAAGTATTGATATGGCCAAGTCGTTAGATGCAGAAGCTCATCCCGGCTGCGAGTGTTGCTGGGTTGCGGCATAATAAAGCAATTGAAAATGAAAAAGTGCCCCAGATGCGGAGCTGATATGAGAGTTGAGAAAACCTGCTGTCGAATCATTTGGCAATGCACGAATAAGAAGTGCCGATGGAGAGAGGTTAAGAAAAAATGAGAATAGAAGAAATTACCGAAGCCAGTCTTAGGAAGGTCTCGGATAAAGAGATATACAATTTGAGACTACGCTCAATCCAAATCTATGACAAAAACTTCAAAGGCAACAACAAGGCTCAGGCAGGCGAATTGAAGAGAGAGACATTGCTGGATAAATACCGTCTGATTCGCCATGAGATGAGGCGCAGAAATCTGAGATACCTGAAAGAGACGGCGATAGATAGAGCGATATTTAAGCGTGCTTTCGTGGGAATCGACGTCCCAAGTTTAGGCGATGTGGTTGTGGTGAATGACTATGTAAGCATCGGAGGCAGTTTTGTGAAGTCGCCAAGTGATGCTGAAGACATAGACTTGATAATTCGAGATTCAGATTCTAATAGAGATGAAGGGCTGGAGCTGAAGCTGGGTAGAATAATCAAAGACAGAACTAAGAAAGAGCCTCATTTTGTATATTCGCCAAAAGGAGCGCATTCTACATTTATACCTTTAGCAGACCTGGTTCTAAGGGCTAAGGATGAGACCAAGAAAGTAGAAGTGAAAGAGGGGTTGGAAAAAAGCATGAAAGAATACTACGAAGGGCTGGATAACTGGGATGATGATTATAGGAAGGATAACGAGGAAGTCATAAAGAACCTTGCTCCTGGTTCTGTGCTTGACCTGGGTTGCGGGACTTGTAGGCTTCTGAAGATGTTAAAAAGTAGCGACAGAGAAGTAATGGGATTAGATATTAATGGCATAGCTTTGGATTATTGTAAGAAGCGGAACGTAGATACAAAGAAAATCGACTTGGAGAAAGACAGCATACCCTTTGAAGACAAAGCTTTCGATAATGTCATAATGGTGCATTCATTTGAGCATCTGGACAATCCAGAAGCTATAATAAAGGAGGCGTGTCGAGTAGCAAATAAACGGATGATAATTCTGAGTCCCCTCGGCGGGCGTCAAGACCCATCCCACAAGCAGAAATTCATGACCGTAAATGACTTCAAGCAATACTTTGGCAGGCAATGGGAAGTTAAGGAAATTAGAGAAACTAATTCTGCGATAGCAGTGAGGAAGTTTGAGGATGTTGAGAAGGTTGCCCTCAGACCATTTGGAAGCTATGTCCCACCAAAGCCAACTATGTCAGGACTCACTGAAGCCTTCTCGGTGGAACAGATATGGAAGTGGGCAGAGAAGAGACTGCCTCTGGATATAGAGGAAAAGTTAAATGGATTTCGTTGCATAGCAGAAAAAGCTGGTGATAGACTCAGAATTAAAACAGAAGGAGATAAGGAAAGGACTGCTCAGTTTTCGGATTTAGCTGACGTTCTTAAAAAAATTCCAGATGATTTTATTCTAGATTGTAGTGTGGGAATAGACAGAAACGGCAAGCCACTGCCGAGAATAAAGCTCATGACCTTAATGGCAGACAAACCAGAGCTCGAAGAAAAAGACGTTATCAAGGCAACGGCATTCGATATTCCATATTGGAAAGGAGATTTGCACGAACAGCCACTTTCGGAGCGCAGAAAAAAGCTTGAATCGTTCTATAATAAATATTTAAAAGGTAGTCCCCATTTTGCCATAACCCATTACAATGTGGTGAATAATCGCAAGGAATTGGAAACTAAATTCAGAGAAATGTCAAAGCTTCCACAGAGCGAAGGTATCCTCATTAAGACTCTTGATGGCATATGGGATACAGATGGCTCATGTGAGACCTGGGCAAAATTAAAGCATGAAGCAGAAATAAAAGTAATTGTTCTGGAACGGCATGATGTGAAGGGCGGCAATTATAATTACACCTGCGGGCTTCTCCCGGGCGATAGTAAATATACAAATTTAATAGAATTCAGAGGAAAGAAATATATAAATCTAGGCAAGTGCTTTAATACTAAACTTAGAGCAGAGCCAGGTGAAATCCTCACCATGGGAGTCGAGGAAATTATCCCTTCGGATGATAAGCTCCAATGGCTGGGAGCTCGGGTTTTAGATATAGACAAAGATCGTAAGCTGCCATATTTTGCCAACCAGGTCATTGGAATTGCCGAGCGTGCTAATGTATTGCAGAAGGCAGAAGAAGGCAACATAGATTATAAGGTTGGTGATAAGGGTAAAGGTGTTCTTCAGCTCCATATCATGGGAATCGAGGAGGAGAGAATAGAAGCCCTGGAAAAAGTATCGCAGGAAGCAGTAAGATCTCGAGCCAACCCACTGAAGTTAAAACTATTGCTGAAGGGGGCAATTGGAGAACAAGGAGCACATCTGGATGTAAGGCTTGTCAGGACCGGAGATGATTATTTCGAAGGCGGCGAGATAATGATAGGCAATCTCACTGGATTGGATAAGCTGAAGAAGCTCGAACAGAAAGCTAAGCTACGATTCGGCTGGAAAGTCCCACGCAAAGAAGAGCCTACAGCCGAAACAATTCGTGGGCCGGTAAGCTGGATGAAAGCGGGGTTGAAGAAGATTGAGATATTCCCGCCTGGAGAAGTTGGAGCAACCGCAAATAAATACGGAGCAATGCTGATATTGGATTCTTTCGATTTTGAGATGTACCTGGCAGATGAACATGCCAAGAAGTTTCACTTCTCAGGTGGCAAACTCATTGATGGAAATTATCTCATGGCATATGTACCAGTAGCAGATGGCCGAGTCTGGATGATTAGTAAGCTTAGAGATGATGACCATCTGAAAGAGCAGAAGGGATTGCAAAAATTCAAAGTGCTTAAGGTTAACAAAAGAGAATATATCGTAGGTGGAATCGTAAGCGTGGCAAATGAAGTGGATACCCAGGGCGATATACTTCCTGCTAAAGAAATATGGAAAGGGATGAAATCGTGGATGTTGAAGGGCGGTAAAGTAAAGGTTATGCATAAGGGGATTCCTATCAATGCAAAAGTTATTGAATGTTTTCAAGCAGATACAAAAACCTATAAGGGCGGACGGACTGAAGACCATGCCATAAACCCTGGTGATTGGTATGCTTCAGTTTATTTAGGGGCGTCTAAAAAATCGAGAGAAGTGTTTGATAGAATTGTTAAGGGTGAGCTGAATTCTTTTAGCATTGGTGGAACGGCTGAAAGAAAAAATATTTAATTGACTTTGAATAAGTAAATAGATTAAAATTAATTATAGGATTTGAAAATGAATCGAAAAAATATTTTTAATAAAAAATTAACTTATTCTGAATACATGGAAGGATGTATTGTTATTAATGAAATAAATGTCGATATTGAAAAAGCAAAGATAATTGCATATACTTCCTTCATTAAAGAAATAGATGAGATGGATAGATTTTCACAGATTGATATTCCCGTTATATTCCCTATAAATAAACAAAATATTCTTAAATCCTCATTAGGAAAACCATTAAAGCCTAATAAATTTAGAAAATTATTTAGTCATGCTTGACAAAACGTATAATTAAGTTTATACTTATTTATAGAGTGAGTCGACAATGAATAATCAATCATCTTCCCCTGTACACCAGCTATCTTTATCTTTTGACTCACTCTCAAAAGGCGAGGAGCAGGGGAAGCTTTATCAAGATAAAAAAATAAAAATAAATTGTAAATGTTGTGGGAAAGAATTTTGGGTTATACAATCTAGAAAAAACACAGCAAAGTATTGTTCTCGAAAATGTAAATCTGATGATTGGAAAAAAGAACATAGAATAATTAAAGAATGTAAAAATTGTAATAAAATATTTTACAGGATAATATCTGATATAAAAAAAGGTAAGGATAAATTTTGCTCGCATGAATGTTGCCATAATTATAGAAAAAAGCATCCTGAAAGTCATCCAAACTGGAAAGGAGGTAAATGTAAAAAAATATGTTTAAATTGCGGAAAATATTTTACAATTCAAAGAAGTAAGATAAAGACAGCAAAATATTGCTCTAGAAAATGTATGAGAAGTTATATCCATAAGACAAAGACTAAAACTTTTATATGTAAAAAATGTGGAAAGAAGTATGAGGCAGTTCAATCAAGGAAAAACGGAACTAAATATTGCTCAAATAAATGTAAAAATAAAGTTATAACTAGACTGGTTGATCGTTCAAAATATAAAGGCTCGGGAAATCCTAACTGGAGAGGTGGGAGAATGCAAATCGAATTTAAATGCCTTCAATGTGGAAAAATTTTTAAATCTAATAGTAGAAATGGAAATGAAGGTAGAAAATTCTGTTCAAGAAAATGTGCAGATAATGCACATAAAGAATTTATGAAAATATTTGCAAATAACACTGATATGATAAAAAAAGTTCGTGAGGCCAATGCGAAATTTTGGAATAATCCAGAACATAGAAAGATGATGTCTAAGAAAAGCAAAGCCCGATGGAAACAAAAAGATTATAGAAATAAAATGATTAAAATATTGAAAGAGATGAACTCTAACCCAGAGTTAAATAAAAAACGTCGTATAAGAATGAAAGAAAACTGGCAAAGCCCAAAGTTTAGAAAAATAATTTTAAAAAAAACTAAAAAAAGGCCTACAAGATTAGAAATGCTATTTGATGAAATTACTCCAAAGCAAGTTAGGTATGTTGGAAATGGAGCTTGGTGGAGGCGATTTCGTAACGGCCATAGTAAAAACCCAGATTTTAAAATAACAGGACAGAATAAAATTATTGAGCTTTATGGTGATTATTGGCACAGAAATGATAATCCTCAAAAACTTATAGATTTATATAAACAAGTGGGACTCGAATGCTTAGTAATATGGGAACATGAAGTTTATAATAATCAAGAAGAAGTTCTACAGAAAGTAAATGAATTTATTAGTACTTGACAAATTAGATATTATTATTTATCTTATGTAGTAATCGTTAAGATTAGAGCTTAAAGCAAGAAGCAAAACTTTAAGTTGTTGACGTTCTAAGGGCGTTTAAGGCTCGTGATGCAAAACGAGTTTTAGACGCCCTTTTTTTTATTTAAGCAAAAGGGGTCGAAAATTCAATTTAAGGAATTTGTATTATGCCAAAAATACTGGTAAATCCAGAAATCGAGGAGCTAAGCATCGTAGATTCTGGAGCAAATCGAAAGAACAAATTCTTAATTTTAAAGAGGAGAGAAAACATGAAGAACATTTTAGATGAGCTGTTTCCCGATTGGTTTGATGAGGATGAATTGACAGAAATTAATAATGAAGTAGAGATTCTCAAAGGCGATGACAAAGAGAAGATTGAAAAGATTAAGGATGCTACCATCAAGGCATTGAAGGGTGCTGTAACAATACTCAATAAGTACAAACCCGACCTTCCAGACGATGCCTTGCGGGCTCTTAAAACCCTGGCAAAATATGCCTCATATGGATATGGATATCCAGAGAAGAAAGAAGCATCTGATGAGGTTAAGAAAGCGGGAGCTAAATTATCAAAAAGCACAATTGAGAAAATTGAGAAAATTATTAAAGAGCTGAATGAGCTAATCGGCAAGCAAGTCGAGAAATCAGAAGATGGCGAAATCTCTGATGAGATTCAGGCCAAGCTTGAGAAGCTGGCTGAATTAGAGGAAAAGGAGAAGAAAGCAGTAGAGAAAGCGAAAGAGGAAGCGGAAAAGAAAGAGAAAGAAGAAAGAGAAGAGCTCTTGAAACGAATTGAAAGGCTTGAGAAAACCAAAGGAGTCAAGAAAAGCATCGAAG